TATAAATGGTTTACGGGCGGTTGCATTATTTTTACTTCCAAAGCAAGAGTAGATCGACATATTTATGTCGATCCGCCCGTAAACCGTAAATATAAAAATAAAATATAAATATAAAAATATAAAATAAAATATAAATATAAAAATAAAATATAAATATAAAAATAAAATATAAATATAAAAATAAAATATAAATTAAAAATTGCATCAGATCAATAGATTATCAACGATATTAATTAATTAATTAAATAATGATATATATGTATAAATAATATAATAACATATAATAGTAATGACCGATCCATTGTTTATAAAGAGTGATAAACGTTTAGTGTTATATCCGATTGAGCATGATGATATATTTCAGATGTATAAGAAACATCAATCTACGTATTGGATGGTTGAGGAGGTAGATTTATCAAAGGATATTAATCATTGGAATAAGTTGACTGATGATGAGCGGCATTTTTTGAAATATGTATTGGCGTTTTTTGCGTCGTTTGACGGTATAATTAATGAGAATTTGGTGGAGAATTTTTATTGTGAGATTCAGATTCCAGAGGCACGAAATTTCTATGGTTTTCAAATTATGATTGAGAACATACATAATGAAATGTATTCACTGTTGATTCAAAAATTCGGGGAAAACGATGAAGAACGCAATAGGTTGTTGTCTGCTGTGAAGGAATTTCCCGCCATTATGAATATGCAAACATGGGCTAGTAAATGGGGTAATAAAGATAGGCCTTTTAATGAACGTATATTGGTGTATACATTTATTGAGGGTGTATGGTTTAGTGGGCCTTTTTGTGCGATTTATTATTTTAAGAAACGTGGGTTATTACCCGGATTGACATTTTCGAATGAATTAATTAGTAAAGACGAAAGTCTACATATGGAATTTGGGATACTAATGCATAAAAAGCAACAAACACGTGCAACTCAACAAGTAGCACATGCTATTGCGGAGGAAATCGTGCAATGTGCAGTTGCATTCATCACAGAAAGTTTGCCATGCAATTTGATAGGTATGAATAATATCGACATGACAACATATATTAAATATATTACTGATAGATTATTAACACAATTGGGATATTATAAATTATATCATGTAAGTAATCCATTTCCATGGATGGAGATGATTTCCCTAGAAACCAAAACCAATTTCTTCGAACGCAAAGTTAGCCAATATGCCAAAGCAAAAGTAGGCGAATCAGCAACAGAAACCCAACAAGAATTACTAGACGATTTCTAGCATATATAAATATATTATATATATGGATTCATTTTTAATTTCGGTATATAATGGAATTCGTAAAGGATTTAAATTTGAAGCTATTATAAATGTAGCTTTAGTGAAAAAGAAAATTAAACCGGGATGTATTGTCGATATTGATAAAAAAACAATATGTGTATGTCAACATGAAGGATTATATGTATATAAATATAATCAACCTAATTTAGGTCACTTATCATTAGTGACATATGAGCATATAGATCAGCCCGAATTTACGGATAAAAATTTTCATAAAAAAATCGGTAATATATTGGGATATATTAGTCCGATAAATATAGATAAAAATTTTGATGGTTCACGACGTAGTGGAAGTGAATTGCAAATAACATTTACCAGGAATAATAAAAAATATACACAATCAATATTAAATCAGATTATATTTAATAAATCACAAAAGCAAATTGCAGAATATTATGACAAATATATAAAATGCATTAAAGAAATGAATATACCTAACATTATAATTTACGATATTCAACTAATTTCATTCTGATCTGCTTAAAAATTTATACATCGTGCGTTGTTCATCAATGGAATATACATCCAATAGCATATTATAATAATCGCGTGCATCACCGAATGATATTTTTGCAAGGTAGTTTAATCTTTTTCTGACATAATCTAATTGTAGAAATGATGCATAGTCTTTGTAATATATTTTTTCTTTAATAAATGAATACCAGTTAATCCAATTAACATATCCATTTTCAGAGTTATAATCAAATGAATGCAATTCAGGCAGATTTTCATTCAAATATTCAAATCTTTTTTCAACATAGGATTCCTTTTGGTCACTATATAAATATCCCTTAATATAATCCATTATATATTATATTATATATAATTAATATCGTTTATTATTTATATCGTTTATTATTTATCGTTTATTATTTATATCGTTTATTATTTATTATTTATTATTTATTATTTATTATTTATTATTTATTATTTATTATTTATTATTTATATCGTTTATTATTATTATTCATCAAGTTTTTGCTAAATTGTAAATTAGCTACTATCTATTTATTAAAGCTGTTGATACAAAGATACATTGTATTGCATTGATTTTCTGTGGCCCGACTATTTAGTAACATAAAAAATGATAGTTTTAGCACGTTTTATATAGAGAGTGCACACGTTTTGTATAAACCATTAATTTTTGGCACGCTTTTTTAAAAGCGTTTTTGGCACGCTTTTTTTAAAAAGCGTTTTTGGCACGCTTTTTTAAAAGCGTTTTTGGCACACCTTCTTCATAAACTATCAATTTTTGGCACGTTTTTTTAAAAAGCGGCCGTATCTATTTGGGAATTATTATATATATATTTAAATTTTTTCTTTTCTACTTCGATTTCCGAGTCTTTTTTATCACGTGTTTTATTATTGACAAGCCATAATTCATCGTAGCACATCTTAAATGTTGAACCATTACGTGTATTCATTAGATTTGATCTATACATGAACACTTGATCTTCGAGTTTAGTTGATTTTGCTTGGGCGTTTATGACCATGCAGCCGTAATTTTCGGTGAATTTATTAAAAATTGCACGGAAATCTTCAAATTTGGTGAACATTCCGCAATATTCATCATATAATTTTTTTAATTCAGTTGTTTTGGATGTGTAACAAATAAATACATAGTTGATGTTATTCCTGAAATTTGCAGGAATACCCTTTGAATATTGTGTAGTCATTAAAAACGTAATTTTATAATGTCGACCCTGGAAAAAAATCTTCTCCAAATTTTTACTCTTGCTCCAAATTTTCCTATCAGCTAGACAATCATCCATAATACAGAAACTATGAGGATTAACATCTTTATATCGCGAATCAGACTCAATTTTAGCCACTATATCTTCTTGTCTGTTGAAATATTCTTTCAATATTTCGTCAGAAAAACAATCATGAATTAATACCTGCGGTATATGTGGTGTAAACGTTTTGTTAACTAATTCTGTAGGACTAATAACAATGCCCAACGGAAATGAACGCCTATTATGATATAAATAATCTTTAACTAATACAGATTTACCTGATCCGGTCATTCCAATAAATAAAATTTTCGATCCCAACGTAATGTCCTTCATATTAAAAGTTTTAAAATTTACAGTCTCATAGCTAGTCATTTATATACAATGCATATATATTATATATGTACATATTTACGCTTTATGACATTATGTCATTGTGTCTTTGTGTCATTGTGTCTTTGTGTCATTGTCTTTATGTCATTGTCTTTATGTCATTGTCTTTATGTCATTGTCTTTATGTCATTGTGTCTTTATGTCATTGTGTCTTTATGTCATTGTGTCATTGTGTCTTAGTGTCATATTAAACGTTGTTAAATCATCAACATTTGATTTATACCAGAATATTTTATTTTCAATGTCAGTTGTTGATGTATCAATTACCATGCAACTATAATTTTCTGTATATTTATTACACGACATAAATGTATTTGTGAATGACATGAACGACATAAATGATGCACAATATGTTGTATATATTAATTTTAAATCATTAATACTTGTTTTGTGACAGATAAATATATAGTTAAAATACTTTCGATAATTGGAAAAAACTGAACTAAATTTTTGTGTGCACATTAAAAACGTAATTTTATTATATTCAGTTAGAAATAAAATATTACTCATATTTTCATAATTTGAATTTTTTGCATCAAGTACATAATCATCTATAACACATAATGCATTTGGATTAATAGCTCTATTGCATGTTTTTTGCAAACCGCCGGAAGGATATTTGTTATTATTAGGGTCGTCGTGGAACTGGTCTAATATATCTTTTTGTTTAGATGTAAATTTATTAATTACATCCTTCGAAAAATGATCATAAATTAATGATTCGGGTAAATGATGTGAATACATTTTACTCACCTGTTCAGTAGGATTTATAACAATACCTATATTGAATGAATTAGTATTATGATATAGGTATTGTTTAACTAATGTTGATTTACCCGAGAGAGCAGGTCCTATAAATAAAATTTTCGATCCCAGTGCAATAGTGTTCATATTAAACATATTTAATTCCATATATATATATATATATTGTCCATTCGTGATAACTACCGACTTGACTACCCATGATATTGTATTCAATTTGCTGTGCACATAAGGACGTCAAGTCGGTAGTTATCACTAACAAAGAGTATATATTTATGTCGATCCGCCCGTAAACCATTTATTTATTAAATGTATGTATATATTTATTTATAATGGTTCACATATATTTTGCATTGTTTATTTGTCGTGATTGAATTTGGTGCTACTAGATCTGGATATACATAATAGATATCAGAAGCGTCTATTAATTTATTTCGTTGGATGTTTTCGAATATACTGCTATTTGAATTTTTTTTATCTTTGTATTCATCGATTTGTTTGATAATCATATCATAAAAGTGGTAGCTGCAATAAATACCAGATGAACCATTTAATGTACCCACATTTAATTTATTAATAATTCCACATGATCCGAATCTATATTCTCGTTTACCGTGTTTGTTAAAATGACCGCGTGCTTTTTCATCGCTTGTCATTTCGGCTTTTTTAATGTCATCATATAACATTAGGTAGTCTGTCAATTTAAATTCCGTTTTATCAATATATGATTGGATATCATGCGTATTGCCAAATACACAAAAAATTCTATCAGGAAATACAATATTTGATAATAACATTGCAATTTTTTTATTAAATAATTCGTCACCGTTTAAACATATAATATGCGATAAATTAGTTTTTTTAGCTTCAACTAATATTTTCTTTAATTCTGCGTAATATGACACCATATTATTCATTTTAACCTCAACTACATTTGATATATATCCACTATGCTTCAATAATTCCACATTTTTACTACAATTATATCCTGTCGACTTGCCCGTGATAATATTAATAGTATTATCACTAATTACATCAAATGATATAATACCTGATTGTTTATTATTATTATTATTATTATTATTATTATTATTATTATTATTATTATTATTATTATTATTATTATTATTATTATTAACTTTATTAATCGCATTTGAATTATTAACTTTATTAATCAGATTTGAATTATTAAATTTATTTAACTTGTTAATGTCTTCAATTGGTTTGATATTAACTTGACTAGACACATTACGCGATTGATCTAAATATTGAATTATATTATTAGTTATTGTATTAATAATTAAATTTAATTGTATTTCATCAAGTTTTATATATGTATTATGGACTTCGTTATCATCATCATCTATATCGAAATCTTTCGATGGCATTTCCAACATATCATCATTGTTGTCATCTTCTTCTGTTAATGTCGCAAATCTATCATTATTTATATCCGTCGGAGCCTTACTATTAGATGCTAAGAATGTATTATTAGATGCATTAGGTGCTGAGGATATATTATTAGATGCATTAGGTGCTAAGGATATATTATTAGATGCATTAGGTGCTAAGGATATATTATTAGATGCATTAGGTGCTAAGGACGTATTAGGTGCATTAGGTGCATTAGGTACATTAGGTGTTATTGATGTATTATTAGGTGCATTAGGTGCATTAGGCGTTATTGATGTATTATTAGACACGTTATTAGGTGCATTTTTAGGTATTAGTTGAATTTTTGGAACGAGTGGGATTTTTTGCATCGGAACTAATGGTGTGTTTTTATATTCTATATTTTCATTAAATTTGACTTTTTTTTTGTCATCACGTGGCCAATTTTCATTATTATTATTATTATTATTATTATTATTATTAGTATTATTAGTATTATTATTACCCGCGTCATTATTTGAATTTAAATCGTTTTTAAGTTGATTTTGTGTTTTCATTGATACATTGATAAGTGATTCGGCGATGAATGTAAATTTGCGTTTGTTGCCTAATAATGTAATGATGTTTAGATAATCGGACTCGCTTGTATCATCCCATTTTAATAAATTTTTGGATTGACTACTAAATGCAATTGATGATAAATAGAATGAATCGCGGAAACTGGAAAAATTTTTTGGAATTGTTGTAAAATGTGGCGTTGTAATGCCTTTTTCATCCTTACATTGCCAGAAAAATGATGTTTTATCGCATGATTTACATCTCTTAATATTATTTACTAAAATCTCTACAGCATTCTCTTTGGCAAAATAATTATCATCATTCAATATTATTATCCAGCCTTCTTCTACTTCTGCGAGAGCTTCATTTAAATATAAATTATATGGACGTGAATTTTTACTAGTAAATTTACCGGGAATAACTTCAATTAAAACTAAATTATGATCTTCGTCGTTGTTATAACTTTCGATGTAGTCAAAATCTGATTTTTCAAAAGTGACGATGCGTACAATATTCTTATATGTTTGATTAATAATAGAATCGTTGCATCTTTTGAAATAATTAGGTCTATTATGTGTTCTAATTATTACATTTATTACAATATTTTCACTCATATATGTATAATAACATACATTTATTATTAATTATTTGACGCCCCACGCGCTTTTTTTGCCAAAAAAAGCGAGCCAAAAAAAGGCTGAGCGGTGCAAGCACTGACGTTTAAAAAAGACTGAGCGGTGCAAGTGAGCCAAAAAAGGCTGAGTGATGCAAGCACTGGTTGCTTTTTGTGACAAACGGGATGAAAAAGCAATATGAAAACTACTAATTGTGGCCATGTATTTTATAATGGTTTACGGGCGGCTGCATTATTTTTACTTTAAAAGCAAGAGTAGATTGACATATTTATGTTGATCTGTCCGTAAGCCAATAAATAAAACACTTGTAGATCAGTTGTTGTTTTACAACAGACATTTGAAAATTTAAATGTTCAATATATCTGTTGTTTTGTCAAAATTATTAACCATTAACCATCATTAACCATCATTAATAACTGTTAACTATCATTAATAATTATTAACCATCATTAATAATTATTAACCATCATTAATAACTGTTAACCATCATTAAGAATTCTTAATGATGGTTGGTTTATTATAAATTATAAAGTGGCTATATATAGAATGTCACAAAATCATTGTATTTTTGATTTCAAGGGTAATAATAGAATTAATTGCGGGCATAGTACATTTGGGTTACATAATGATTCGACAAAATATATGGATCCGCCTGAATTTAGCTTACACATTAGATCAGAATATAAGGCACGCGTGCCACACTTACTATTTTCTAATCCGCAAAATGTTAATCATATTATTCCGCCACCGCCTAACAAAGGTGGATTTATAAATGGCGGATTCAATTCGCGATCTGTACCCGTTATTTTAAATTCGAGACACAATTAGAACATTAATTATATTGGTTTACGGGCGACCACATTTTTTACTTTAAATGCTAAAACTCGACACATTTATGTCGATCACCAATATTACACAAAGTAATTATACTACATTTATGTCGATCACCAATATTACACAAAGTAATTATACTACATTTATGTTGATCTATTCTTAAAATTAAAATATATTAATTTGTAAACCAATAATATAATATTATGACTTATGTCTTATGTCTTATGACTTATGATTTATGTCTTTGGCTTGTGACGACCACAGACTGATTCACCTTCTTTTAATTTTGCATCACATGTTTTACCGTCAGACACTTTAGTTACTTTGCATCGAGGTATAACCTCTTTTGGTTTACTTACTTTGGGAGACCGTGTCGTTTTAGTAGTCGTAGGTTCTGATGTAGCATTGGCTGGCGATAGTTGGGTTAGCAAGGGCACAACCTTATTTGAGCTCTTAGTTGGCAAAAGTTTTGAAATTAATGATTCGTTGTGCAAATGGCATCGTCCTGATTTTACTTTGTTTCCACAGGATTTGCCATTTTTGCATGTTGCGCCGCAAACTTGAGGTGTAGACATATTTTGATTGGTTGGTGAATATTATATCCTATATTTCTCATCATTATAATAGTACATGTAATTCATAATTCACTTTTAAAAAAAGTGTGACAAAAACCACGAGTAGAAAAAAGTGTGACAAAAACCACGAGTAGAAAAAAGTGTGACAAAAACCACGAGTAGAAAAAAGTGTGACAAAAACCACGCGGAGAAAAAAGTGTGGCAAAAACCACGAGTAGAAAAAAATCAAAGTTCATTAAGTAATTATATATCAATGGTTATAGACGAATTTACATTATATATCGATCTATATTTTATTTTATAATAAATGGCAGCAAGTAAACAATTAATAACGCCCTCGATTAGTCATGTGCATCTTATGCATGCGCAAATTATGCAATTGCATTGGATTATATTGTTGATTATTATCAGCACGTCGCTGTTGATAATCATGTTGTCGCTGTTGATAATCGTGTTGTTGCAGTTGATAATCGTGTTGTTGCAGTTGATAATCGTGTTGTCGCTGTTGATAATCGTGTTGTTGCAGTTGATAATCGTGTTGTTGCAGTTGATAATCGTGTTGTCGCGATGAGTCATTATGAATGTCATAATGTCGTTGATGGTTATAACTTTGCTGTTGATGGTTATAATTTCGTTGATGACGTTGTCTGGGATCATTTTTCATATCAAAATGTTGTCGAGAACTACTATTATATTGTTGCATCCTAGCCAGCGATTCGATATTGTGTGTAAATTCAAATTCAATGTCGCTATAGTATACATATTTAAGGGATTGAATAGGTGATCTGTGTTCACGTTTTAGTATCAATTTATTTACAACGAAATTACTATCCTTATCAGATTCGTGCATTTTTGACTGAAAGTAATGTATGTTACACATATTGTGTCCATTAATACAATTATATGTACATCCCTGACCATTATTCAAAATAATCCCGCACATTATTAAGTAATTATTCATGCAATTTATTTATATTATAAGCCATCATAATTATATATGTACTATGATAATTTGATTATTTTACAAAGATTATTTAATGATTATTTTACAAAGATTATTTAATGATTATTTTACAAAGATTATTTAATGATTATTTTACAAAGATTATTTAATGATTATTTTACAAAGATTATTTAATGATTATTTGATGATAACTGGATTATTACTGTCCGCCTCGTAGTCTCAACACTAGATGTAGTGTTGATTCCTTTTGGATATTATAATCAGCCAATGTACGTTCATCTTCAAGTTGCTTTCCCGCAAAAATCAAGCGTTGTTGATCGGGGGGAATTCCTTCCTTATCTTGGATTTTAGCTTTGACGTTTTCAACGCTATCTGATGGTTCAACTTCTAGGGTGATTGTCTTACCGGTGAGAGTTTTGACGAAGACTTGCATTATGTACTAATATATGCATTGATATATATATATTAATTTGGATCATTTTAATAGTATATATATATATATATTAATTAATATATAGTTATAAATACATAGTTATAAATACATAGTTATAAATATAATTAATATATTAATTACTATCTATTCGAGTTATTAAGGCAGTTGAAACGAAGGCATTTCACTTAAATTTGCTTTGTTTCAACTGCCTTAATAAAGTAAATAGATAGTAATATATTAACAAAGTAATCTATATTTTCTGATAAATTATTGATATTTATACAGTCGTTGGATGAATGCGTCTAGGTTGGAAATAGTTTCCAACTAATCCGTTATATACTTGCGGCACTTCTTTTGCATTAGTTGTACCAGTCACATGATTAATGGCTGGTTGGTTTACGGACGGATCAACATAAATATGTCAATCTACTCTTGTTTTTGAAGTAAAAATGTAGTCGCCCGTAAACCATTAAGTTCACATAATTTATTTCTCAATGATTTGATGGTAGCGAGATGATCTTCGGGGCGCTCAGGTAAAAGTCCAGGATATGTTAATGAAAGTCTATCTAACTCATCGTTGCCCGATTTGCTTTTTAATCTCAACAATAACTTACCATATAAATATTCAGAATATTCTAATTCATCCTCGCAGTTTCTAATCTCTTCTTCAAGGTTAATCTCATCAATGCTTGCTTGTTCCGTTGCCATGATGAAAGTAGTGTGAATCAAAAATTAATAATCTTGTTGATCATATTGATAGATAATAGATAATAGATAATAAATAATAAATAATAAAT